GTTGCTAAGAAGTTAGAGACGTCGTAGTTACCATCAGCAGGATTGTCATCTAATGCAATGTGTGTAACTAGAGTTTCATCTGCGTTGTTTAGACGAGCCTTGTTGTCACCTGGGTCTGCCATTGTTGTGCTGTCGTCATAGACGTACGCAACTGTGATACCGCCAAATGAACCTTCAGCACCTTGTAAGCCTTGCTGACCTTCTAATCCTTGAGCACCTTCGGTGCCCTGTACGCCATCAGTACCCTGTGTTCCTTGGGCGCCTTCTGTACCTTGCGCTCCTTCAGTACCCTGTGAACCCTCGGTACCTTGCGTACCTTCTGTACCTTGAGCACCTTGAGCACCTTCGGTGCCCTGCGTACCGTCTGTTCCTTGTGTACCTTGAGCACCCTCTGTACCCTGGGAACCTTCAGTACCTTGAGTTCCATCAGTACCCTGGGTTCCTTCTGTACCTTGCGTACCATTAGCACCATCAAGTCCCTGTGCACCAGCAGTACCTTGCGTACCCTGTGCACCAGTAGTTCCTTGGGTTCCTTCGCTTGCGTTGATCCACGCAGTACCATTCCATGTCTTTACAACATGGTCAGTCGTGTCGTAGTAAATCTGACCTTCGACTGGGTTGGTTGGCTGGCTTATTGTAGGGAGATTCTGAATACGGGCATTCAGAAGTTCTAATTTACCTAAATCAATTGGGGTTAAAAACTTACGGGCCACGGTCTATCTCCTTTAAGATAAGTAGGCATTACCTGAGAATGATGCTTGGAATGAGACCGTTAATGAGTTCGAATTAGTGTACGTAATTTCACCTTCAACAATGTTACCAGCAGAGTCTACAACTGTAACGTTAGGCTTGAATCCTAAATTATGGGCAATCGTCCAGGAGTCGCTGGACGACCCCTGCATGTGCTCATATGAGACACGACTAACTGTAAAGTATTTATTTGTCGTACCCTCAGTAAGATCATCAGTGGTACTAATATCTGAGCCGCTAACTCCAGGCTCACCTTGTGGACCTTGTGGACCTGCAACACCCTGAGTTCCTGTACCAGTTGCTCCTTGAGTACCCTGTGTTCCAGCACCAGTAGTGCCTTGAACGCCTTGGGTACCTCGTGTACCTTGGGCTCCTGTAACTCCTTGAGTTCCCTGAGCGCCAGTTACTGCTCCGCCACCAGAGCATGAACTGCAACCGCAATTTGATGCATGGACAGTTCCTTCAGGTGTTGTTATGAGTACGACGTTGTTAACTGCAATTGGTACCGTTGCAGATCCTGGACGGGTGTACTGATTCGTCATTGGCTTACCTCTTTTGTAACGAAGATTATTCCAGAGACATAAGTATGCGTTACGCCTTCTGCATCTGTTAATTGTACGTCATAGTAGGATTTGCCAGGAAGTAAACGAGTCTGCTCACCAGTAAGTGAAAGAACCAGTGTTCGTTGGTTATCGCCATCTTCAGTAATGTTTGGTTTTGTCACAGTAAACTCAGCGAACACAACTGCTGCACCTGGAAGTGATCTGATCTCTGCCAGTGGGGTTAAGTTGTCAACTTCAAAGTCTAGACGAATAGAGAACTCATAGTCATCGCCTTCGTAGATATTCAAGTCTTGTACAACAGTCGTTGGAGTTGGCTTAACATTTCCATAGGTAGGGATAGGTAGACGAACTCTGGTCTTAGGTGACTTGTTGTCAATTTCTTGTGGTTCAAAGACTGGCACGTATTCGTTGGTGGTCTTTGAGATACGGCGTAAGGAGAACACGTCGATCTTGTACAGACCGATACCGAGTTGAGAGCAGAGTTCCTTGTACTGATTCTTGCGAACTTCAATCATCTGCATCAATTGACGATAACGTTCAGAACGAGGAATCATCACTCCATCTGGCGCTTGGATGTCAATATCAAAAGAGGCATCGGTAGCCAGTGTGTACATGGCTAGAGTAGATGCGTAAATAATTATTGGGTACTCTTCTACCGTAGGCAAATTTGAAAGAGTCATTGTGCGGCCGTAAGAGTCTGTGTGAAAAGTAGTGTGTTGTGCAAATGCGTCGTTGATATACTGACAAACTTCAGTCTCTGTAAAGTACTTGAAGTAATTTCCAGCAACGATAACGACATCTCCTGCAGCAGGGGTTGTGTCAAAGACGATATGACCTGTTGCCTCTTCTACCTCTACATCAGTAGATACATCTGTTCCATCTACATTGATAGCCAGATATGCACCATCAAGAGGAGAATAGGGAACGAGAAAACGGTTAGTGGTGCCATCGGCAACGAATTGGTAGACGAAAGACCGACCAATGTCACCAAGTTCGTAACGTAGGCGGTTTGACATGCTGTCTACTGTAGCCACATAACCTCCGTTAAATTACTGTGCCTATCATCTCGTGTAATCAAGATTTACACAGTGCAAAAAAGGCCCAACCCCCAACTGGGAGGAGGGCGGGAACCAGTTGAGGGTCGGACTACTTGTGACGTCTAGTGTTTAGTTAGGACGCCAAATATATCCAAGTTGCTCAAGGTAAGCCGCAAGACCTGATGGGACTCGATACTTAACGCCAGCCTTAAAGGTGTAAGCATTGCCTACGCCGTAAGTCATGTCTTCGATGTCAGTGATTGTACGGATGACGACCATGTCACCTGCAGTTGATACTCCGACATTTTCGATCTCGTCTAGTACGAGTGGAGCATCTGGATTCTTAGGATCAAAGACATCCTTCTCCAGACTCTCTGCCTCAAGTTGCGTAGCGATTGAGATTTCTTCTGCACGCTTCTTTAACTCTGCTGCGTTCTTCTTTGTTGCTTGCTCTTTAGCACGACCTGTTGCGTCTAAAGGACTTACTGGTGTATTTGCCACGGTATGTATTCTCCTAAGTTAGTTTGATTAAAATTGCCTGTGGCCCCAGGAAGGAGTAGGAGCCACAGGCAGTTTATTAATTTGTATAGACTTTAACGATCGCTTGATCGGTAATTACGCCTAGGCCCCAGATTGCGTACCATGCAAGAGCGTGCTCACGACCGAAGTCAAGAACTCCACCGTCACGTAGTTCAACTGGAAGAGAGATTGCGTGACCAAATGCGTTGTCACCAATCATGATTGATTCGTAAACTTCAGCACCGTTACCAGTTGCGTTAGTTAGGTAACCCTTTTCTGCAGTGAAATCTGCAGACTCTGGGTTTCCACCTGAACCTGGGGCTGTGTTAGCCTTAACAGGGACGCTGTACTGGTCTGCTGGAACACCAACAGATGTTGAGGTTGTGTAAGCAGCGTTGATTGCCAACTTCTTAACCTGTGTTGTTTCGATGAATACTACGTCGTATAGACGACCGATTTCACCGAGCATGAAGTTTCCTGGAGCAGCGTACTTTGTAACTTCGATGAACTCTGGGTTCGAACGAATGTCACGTGACTGCTTTGGGTGTACGAACTGTACGTATGTCTCACCTAAACGAGGGATGTTCTTACCAGCAAGGGTAAGAGCAGCATCCTTTACAGCACCTGTTGACAACTTGTAGTTACCATCAAGGTCTGAGATCTGTGTTGCTACTGTACCTTCGTTGTACCAGTCGTTAACACCTTGTACAGATGAGCGGTCGTAACCGAACACTGCTGATGTTGCTGCTGATAGTGTGTTGCGAGCCTGTACATCTAGGTACTGTGCCATGTGGCGACCTAGAAGACGTGATGCTGACGCCATAACGTCATCAAATGATGCGTTAAGAAGTAGTTCAGAAACTGCTACTGCGTAGCCGTGTTCTGCAACTGTGATTGCGATCTGCTCTGCTGTTAGAGCGTTGGTTGTCATACGAACACCTTCAGTTAGAGGTGTTGGATCGATACCAAAGTTCTTGTAGCGGAGGAAGTTAACACGCAGACCAGGTGCTACACCTAGTTCTGTCTTCTTAACTGCGAATTGCTCGAAGCGAAGAATTGGCATTGCCTGGAACAAAATTTCTTTTGACCAGATTGTTTGAATTGCTTGGTTCAAAGATGAGTTTGAACCTGAATAAGCGGTAGGCGCTCCTGCGAGTTGCCCAGTACCTGTAATTGCACTTGCCATTTAGGTCAAGTCCTTTCTTAATGGGTTAGTTGGAAGGGATTACTGATCGAACAGTCCCTGACCACGATTGCTGGCGGCAGTGCCAAGTAACTTGGCTCTTTGTTTCGCATAGTCGGCCATTGTCATGTCCCGAATTGCATCGGGTGTATACGATTGTTGTGACGAGTCATTATCGAGGGGTCCTGAGGCAGGTGCGGTAATTCGAGTACCTGCCATTTGTTGCTTCGCATTCTGCATGGCTGCTTGTGCAGACTGCAAGATGCTTGAAGACTTGTCTTTGAGAATAGCGATGCTGCTCTCAATTTCATCGGGAGTATTACCTTGGATCAAATCGATTAGTTCAGGAACAATACTGTCACGCTCTTGTTCCAGACGATCTTGACGGTAATTCATTAGTTCTTGGAACCTGCGCTCTTGCTCTAGTAGAGCAAATGCACGTTCTCTTTCAAGACGCTCGTTCTCAAGTTGAGAACTAAATTCTTGCTCCTTCTTTGCGAGGAGTTCTTTGAACGATAGTTCACTTTCTTCTTCTTGCTTACGCTTTGCCTCTGCCTCTTTTTCAAGAGCAAGACGAAGGTTTTCACGTTCTGCTTCTTTGGCTGCGGCTTCTTCAGCACGCAACTTTGCAGCCGCAAGTTCTTCTTTCATCTTTTCCATCTGAGGGTATAACTTTGCTTTTTCTTGCTCACGAGCCTTAGCAATGTCATCTGCGGTATACACAGAACTCACCTCATTCTGAAAAACTTCTTGTGCTGTCACTGCTTCCGCTAATTGCGGAGACAATAAGTCAGCGGTTTCTACTTGGTTTTCCATAGTAATCACCTATATTTTCTATGTCTTTGTCCGAATGCCTTTCGGCGTGCCACTGGGTTTTGTTACGAGATAATTGCATTACATTTCAACACAAATGTCTCGTTATACTCTGATTTTTTATCAGAATCTTCTATTCCTTATCGACCGTTCTGCGCTGTGGGATTTTAGTTCCGTAGGCATCGGTGACAAGTTTATTTCGTAACTCAGCCTCAGCCTGGACTTCGATTCCCTTAGTCTCTTGGCTTGCTGGGTTCTGTGGGTTGGCTGGATCTTGTGGGCCCATCATGCCGTCACCCATAACGTCGCCATCGCCTAATTGCATTGGTTGCATTGGGATAGCAGAGTTTCCATCAGGTCCTGGCATCATGCCAGTCATGTCCATGATCTGCTTCTGAATCTGGATCTTTACAAGTTGTAGAGCGCCATCTGCCTCAGCATCAGAGATCAACTCTTGACGAATCTCCTCTAACTTCTCTTCTGGGAATTCCTCACCAAGAGTACGAAGTGCACCTTCCTTAGACTCAAGACCCATACCCAACTTAGTCTGGATTTCGTTGAGAGCAATCAACTTGTCGAGAGGAAGTGGCTGTGGGAAGTGAGCGTAGTTTAGGTATGAGATCGGATCATTAGGGTCAAGTTGCGGTAACTGACCAGGCTTGATTGGCCCATCAAAGTCTGGGTTGTACAACATAGTCTCTGGCTCTTTGAGGTAGAGAGTACGAAGTGCTAACTCATTAATTCTTTCAATGCCTTTACCGTACTGTGCTACTTTCTGTGAGTAGCGATTCATCAAAGGCTGGAACTGGATAGAGAGTGCAACACCTGAAGTGTTAGAGATTGCTTGAACTTGTCCCAGTGCGGTTTCTGGGATGTTCATGACTTCGTGCATTGAGCGCTTTAGAAGTTCGAGATACTTCAAAGCACCATCAATACCTTGGGCGCCGCCTTCAAGATTGAAAACCTGGGCATCTTTTGGAAGACCGCCCCAAACTTTCTTAGCACCCTTTTCCAAGTTAGAGGCTTTAGCACCCACGATCACCGTTACTGGTGATGCGTGGTAGTTAATGATGTCAGCGACATCAGTGCTAATTTCGTTGTATGCACGGTTGATAGTGATGATGTCGTGTGCGTCCGAGAGACCCCACGGCGATCCTGAAACAGGAACATTAGGTATGTGTACCACTGGAATTAGTCCAAGTGGATTTGGACGAGAGTCAATCAACTCGTCGTTAACGTATTCTTCAATAACGTCATCAGTCAAAATTTCAGTGTAGGTGAACACTTGACGTGTACCTTCTAGTGATGTTCCCCAGAAACGATACTTCTGCTTGAAACGCAATAGGCGTGTGCGATCGTGTGGGTGGAACTCAGGGAAGCAGAATGAAGAGTTCATGGGTAGTAGACGAACACGACCAGGATGGAAGTGTCCAGCAGAGTCAGTCCATGGCTCTTCGTAAGCGACCTTAACAAAGCAATCGCCTGTAATTCCGCCTTGCTGACCAATCTCAAGTAGAACACGCATCTTGTCGTTGTCTACTTCCCAGATACGCTCTAAGCGGTCTGGAACAATTGCTTCTGTTGCTTTAGGAGAACGGAAGTGTATTCCGTTACCAAATGTAAAACGTGAAAGGTAGTCATTGAATGCACGGTAGTAATTAACTGCAATCTGCATCTCACCTTGCTCACGGCGGTAACCCCAGTGATGACCAAGGTACATCGCCCAGTTGAGTGAATAACGGTTGAGGCGGGGACCGTGTACTTCAAATTCTTCGTCAGCAAGTTCCACCAAACCAAGTGGTGAAATAGAGATTGTTAAATCGCTAGACGCTGCTCTATACGACGGGGGACTAAAGTCAAGAAACGACATTACTTCTTCTTATCTTTCTTGGTTTCTTTTTTCTCTTCTAAATGCTTAGATTTTTCTTTGTCTTCTTTTTTCTTAGCCATTGCAACTTTACGTGTGGCTTCAGTGGTCTCAATAAACTGTCCACCAGATTGAATGTACTTCTTATGAACCCACGCTGATGCGCCAGGGTTTGGATATGACGAATACTTAGCACGAGCCATAGCAACGATCGTTGCATACAACTTTG